GTCATTTGACCTGTCAGATTTTGGCCTTGTCAATCAATGCACCGTGACGCGCACTGGGGGCACAGCTCAGACAGACAGCGATGCCAGCAGCATCTCGACCTTCTTTACTCATAGTCGCAATCGGTCATCCATTGCCGAGACCGACGCCGATGCCCTGAGCCAAGCCCAGATGGTCATCGCCAGCCGAAAAGAAGTTGGCAATGATCTGCGTATGGAGTCGTTGACAATCGATGCAAAAGATGGCAGCGACAGCGCAAGAGTCGAGGCAGCCTTAGATCTTGACGTGTTTTCACCTATCACGGTCATACAAACGCTAGAGGGCGGCACAGTCACTAGCAATACGATCATCACTGGTGTTGGTTATGACATCACACCAAACTCATTTTTCACCACCTTCACCACGGCGCAACCATTTGCGTCTGGTTTTTTGCTAGACTCATCGGTAGATGGCCTACTTGATGAAGATTCGTTGGCATATTAAGGAGCATTGATGGCAAAGCAAACTTTTACCACTGGCCAAGTTCTCACAGCAGCTCAGGTCAATGCATTGAACTCGAACGATTTCAATCAAACTGTGAGCGTAAAGACCGCCGCACATACTTTGGTCGTTGGTGATCGTGGCACGCGCGTTGAGTTCAACACCAGCGGATCTGTCACTTGCACAGTCAACAGCGGCATCTTCGATGCTGGTGATACCCTTGTCATACAGAATCGCGGAGCTGGTGTTGTCACGGTGACAGCAGGCACAGCAACCGTTAATACAAGCGCAACGCTGGCATTATCACAGTATGACGCAGGAACGCTTTACTTTATATCGGCAAGTGCAGCGATATTTTTCAACACTGATGCAGGCGGCGGATCACCGTTAACTACCAAAGGCGATCTATATGGTTTTAGCACACTTGACGCTCGTATCCCCATCGGCGCGAACAACACAGTTCTCACAGCCGACTCGTCTGAAAGTCTTGGATTAAAGTGGGCTGCGCCTGCTGGTGGCGGTAAGATTTTACAGGTAGTAACAGCAACAACGACAACCGCAACAAGCATTACGACCACTAGTTATGCTGATATTACAAACATCACCTTGACCATCACACCTACATCAGCAACCTCAAAGATTATGATTCTTTATTCATCAAATGTTTTTGCTTCAATAAGCTTTTATGACGATGCTTTGCCGACAGTATCTCATCAATTAATGCGAGGAGCAAGCGCCATAGCAACGGATAATCGAATTATAACAAACGCATCTTCTGGCACTGGCGGCAATGGTCGCGAACATTTACAGGCTTTTGCATTCCATTACATCGACAGCCCAGCGACCACATCTTCTACAACTTACAAATTCCAAGCAAAGAGAACAACGCCTGGCGGCACTACTAGCGTAAGCATAGGAAACAGCAGTTTTAATCAAACAATCACCGCTTTCGAGATTGGAGCATAAAGTGCAATTTTCAAATTCGGTTTATTTGGATTGGGCAATTCAATCACTTCGCCCAAATGCTGAATACACATTTAACGATGCTGATTATCAAACAGTAAATTGGTTAATTCTTGAAGGTAAAGCACCTACGCAAGCCGAAATAGATGTGGCCATTGAACAAATAAAAGCCGATGAAGCGCAAGCAGAATTAGACAAGGCAGCGAAGAAAGCAGCAGCCGAGGCTAAACTAGCAGCACTTGGACTTACGGCAGACGACTTAAAAGCTCTAGGTCTTTAGAACAATCTATAAAGATAATGCCGACAAGCCAAAACGGCTGGCCTGCCTCCAAGGATCCGGACGAAATTGACATTGTTACCAAGCGCATCATTGGCACTAGTCGCAAGTTAAAGGTTGCCAAACCTGTCGCGCCATTATTGATTGCCTTTGCTACGGATTTTCACAACCAAGTCGAAGCAATAGACGAAGGACAATGGGATGAGTGGGGCTATGCCTATCGCGATGTGCGTGGCGCAACCACGTTATCCAATCACGCCTCTGGTACAGCTATTGATCTAAATGCTACCAAGCATCCACTAGGCGCAGAAAATACATTTACAGATGAGCAAAGTAAGACAATTCGCCGTTTATGCCGCAAATATGGGCTAAGATGGGGTGGCGATTACAAAAACCGCAAAGACGAAATGCACTTTGAGGTTGTTATGAACGCTGCGCAAGTGCGCAATCTAATTAGAACGTTAGGACTTGATGATGGCAACCAAGAAATACAACAAACAGATCAAGACAGCCAAACAGGTGACAGCATCGTGGGCGCGGACAGCAGTAGCAGCAGCGATCGCGTACTATCTCGCAACAGGGGACGTAACAGCCAAAGGGCTGAGTAGTGCAGCTTTGGCAGCAGTTTTGCCACCAATCTTGCGCTATCTAAATCCAAAGGATCCGCTGGGACGTGGATAGTTTTCTTATACAGCTAGGTGTGATAGCTGGTGCAACCGTGTCGGGTGTAGCAGCTATCTTTGCAGCCAAGGCTGAGCGCAACTCACGGCCAGTATCAAATGGCTTTGCCGATGAGGTATTGGGTGATTTGCGCGAGGTACGGAAGATGCTTTTTGAACACCTCAAAGAGCACGACAAAAGGGACACAAATGAAAACTGCAATTGTAGTACCGTCAAGAGGCCGACCAGAAAACGTCAAAAGGTTAGCTGAATCTTTTAAGACAACGCAGGCGAAAAGCGATCTTTGGGTCATCCTCGATGAGTATGACTGGGAACGCAAGAATTACGAAAACAACGCTGAGGCATACGACTACGGATTTTTGGTTGTCGATAACATAACACCGGGCATGGCTGCGCCACTCAATATGGGTGTTGAGATGCTTATGGATGACGCAATCTATGATCGCTATGAATACTTTGCTTTTCTAGGGGATGATCACCTACCAAAGACTGCCTACTGGGACTACAAACTAGAGCTTGCCATCCCACATGGCAAAAACGGTATTGCCTATGGCAACGATCTTTTGCAAGGACAAAACCTACCAACAGCTTGTCTAATGAATCGTCAGATTGTGGAACACTTAGGTGGCATGGTTCCACCGAGATTCAAGCATCTATACCTAGATAACTTTTGGCGACAGCTTGGCCAAGACATCAATGGCCTGTTTTACTGCCCAGAGGTCATCATTGAGCATTTACATCCAGTGGCTCGCAAGTCGGAGATGGACGCCAACTATGCCAGAGTCAATGCGCCAGAGATCTATGAGCATGACCGCCAGATTTTTGAAGAATACATAAACAGCCAAGAGTATGCCGATCTCGTAGCAATCTTAAGATGACAAAAATACTTATCACAGGTCATCGCGGATTTGTTGGCCGCCACTTTGTAAGAGCTTTAGAGGGTCACAATCTGACCCTTATAGACATTATGGAGGGCAGGGATGCACGCGACTTTTTCAGACATAACGACAGTCATTATGACTTGGTAGTGCACTTGGCGGCAGTCGTAGGTGGCAGAGCATTGATCGAGGGCAATCCATTGGCCTTGGCTGTGGATCTATCGATTGATGCGGAGATGGCATCATGGGCACTACGCACAAAGCCAAGTCAGATAATTTATTTCAGCAGCTCGGCTGCCTACCCAGTCGAGCTCCAAGATGGCAAACAAAAGAGGTGGCTGTCGGAGTCGGACATAGACTTACAAAAGATAGAAAGTCCGGATCTAAGTTACGGTTGGGCAAAGCTGACTGGTGAGATGCTTTGTGATTATTTAAGACAACAAGGCTTGACAGTCTTGGTGGTGCGACCGTTTAGTGGTTATGCAGCAGATCAAGCCTTGGATTATCCATTTCCGTCGCTCATCCAGCGAGCACATCAAAGACAAGATCCATTTGTTGTTTGGGGATCTGTACATACAGTGCGTGATTGGGTACATATTGGAGACGTGGTTGAGGCTAGTTTGCTCTTTGCAAGGCATCGCCTGAGCGTCACAGTTAACCTTTGCACTGGTGTTGCCACCAGCTTTGGCGATCTTGCTCGGATGATGGCAGAGCAAGCAGGTTACTCACCAGTAATATCTGCCTTGCAAGACGCGCCAAAAGGCGTGGCATACCGGGTTGGGAATCCGACACTCCTGCACAATCTGGGCTATACACCCAAAATCAGCATTGAAGAAGGCGTGTCGCGAGCTCTGTTTGTCGCAGGTCAGATGTAGTCTTTACTTGTCTGGCTCCAACTAACCACCAGACAAAGGGACACAGATGTTTAGCTTCATACAGCAATACACGGATCTATTTATTTTCTTATGTGCCGTGGGTATTTTTACTTGCGGATATTTCATTGGTCATCATTACGGTCACGAAAGTGGCTTTGTACGCGGTCGCGTGGCAGGGCGTAAGCATCCAGTTGACAGGTCAAGTCGATGAACCTAAAAGAAATCGCGATTGAACTTGCAGCTTTGACCCATTTAAAAGATGCCATAAAAGAGGCAACCGAGGAGCTGCGCAGATTAGCTAAGGATGAGTTGCTCAACGTTGGCTGTGATATGACAAAGGCGTTTGTGAACAATCAAGAGGTGGCTAAGATCAGTTTGATTACTCGTGATGTTGACTTTGTCATTACTGACGATAAGGCTTTTGTGCATTGGGTAAAAGAAAATGCGCCCTCAGAAATCGAAGAAAAGGTCCGGGACAGTTACAAAAAAGTATTTATGGAATCGCTACAAATGGGGGCAAACGATAGTGTTTATAGCATCTTAAATGGCCTTTTTGTTGATTTCGTGCAACTTGTCGTCAAAGAGCCTTACGTCAGCACGCGCTTTGCAACAGGCGGACGTGACCTTCTCGTGCAAGCTTTACACGATCGCAGATTGACCTCACTGCCTTGGCTTAATTCGTATGTGCAATCAGCACGAAAGGAGCTTGACTAATGAAGCATGAAGATGCAGCAAAGCTGCGAGCAAAGTTTCATGCAGAGCAAGTGGAACAAAAGACAATGGGGACACGCAGTTATTCTTATGTCAACCATGCAGTCGTCACAGACAGATTGATAGAGGTCGATCCAGCGTGGCATTGGCAACCGATGGCCACCGATCCAAACGGTATGCCAATACTTGATCAGCACAATGGCCTATGGATACGGCTCTACGTGTTAGGCGTCAGTCGTATCGGATACGGCGCTTCTGAGCCGCATCAAAAGGGCGCTGATGCAATCAAGACCGCAATCAGTGACGCGATAAAGAACGCAGCAATGCGCTTTGGCGTAGCGCTTGATTTGTGGGGCGCGGACAGCAATGGTGCGAGCGCAGAGTCACCTTTCACCCTGCGCTCTGTACCACCACTAGCTCCGGTGCAGACAGACAATCCAAAACTTGCAAGTTTTCTAAATGATCAACGGCCTGACTCGCCACCTGCTCTTGTCGTGCCACCAGAGGCAGAGCCATATTGCCAACACAATGAGACTGGCTGTCGTCAGATCAAGAGTGGCGTATCGGGCACTGGCAAGCCTTATGAGGGTCTATTTTGTACCCGGCAACCATACAAAGAGCAATGCACACCGATGAGCCTTGACGGAAGGCCGTGGAAGAAGTCGTGAACGACAGACGGCTGAGCTTGTCAGTCACAGATCGTCAGATTGCATCACAGGCAGCTGAGCACTTTCTTGGCACAGGCTCAGCACAGGCAAGCGATTACACGCCAGTCATCGGATGGAAGAATAACGTTGAGCGTAAGAAGCAATTGATCTTGGCCTATGGCGCAGAGATTGGCGTAGCGAAGAAGCTCAAGCAACAATGGAACGGCATGAGCACTGGCAAACGCATGGCAGATGTTGGCAATAATATCGAGGTGCGCTGGACATCAACCGACCATGCCATTGTCTATGACTATGACAGGGATACGGATCTGCTCTTTTTAGTCAAGGGGCAGAGTCTTGATGACCTTTACATCGCAGGCTTTATACCGATGAAGATGGCCAAGGTGGATGCCTATAAACGCGAGCGTGAGGGTTTGCCAACTACATACTGGGTTCCCATAGCCAAGCTTTACACATACTTGCCCGATAACGGGGCTGTAAACAGGTTTATAGACAGGTTCAGCCGCTTGGTGTAGGTATTTACCTAACAGAGTTGGGTTGGGTAGATAAGACCCGATAGTGCCTACTGCGGACGCTATCGGGTCTTTTACTGCGTGTCGCTTGTCATTGTCAGGGTCTTGCTTTATGGTCTGCCTTGGTCGAAAGACTGGGGGCAGGAACTCCGACAGCGACAGGCGACGGGCAACACTCAGAGCAGCTACGAGATCCTTCCATACCAACCATAAAAGAATTTTTATTTATGGGGGGTAGGGGGGCATTTCTCCTTTAGCTCAAAGCTCTGGGCAAAGGGAAAAAACAAAACAAAAACTAGATAAAATACCCACACAAACTAAGCCAGTGGAGGGTCGCTCATGTCACTCAATATCTCATTGAGTATCGGCCAAGTCGAAACAGAATTGACAACAGACGAGCCACTTTCATTTGACGCAATCGAATCAATCCTTAACCGTAATGTGCAGGCGCTGTTGGTAATGTT